TGATTGCCGATCATTCCCCACGGTTTCCCATGGGGAATCGTCGGGAATCAAGCTAGTTCAACGTAGGAATAGCCTTTCAAATCGTTCCGAATCGAATCGGCAACGCCGGACTCGAAAGCTTCCCAAAGCGATTCGGAATCTTCGCTTTCGTTGAATTCATGGGCGACAAACTCGAAGGGAGTGAAGTCTCGGGAACCGGATTCTGCGGCGTAGCAAAGGCATTCATGGTATTCAGCGATATTTTCCGGCGTGACGGTTTTCCCGAGTCCGATCCAGTCGACGGAACGGTCGATTTTGTCGCCAATCGATGGGACGTTATGGCAAGCGATGCCATGGCCGTGATTCCAGCCCATACGATAGGCACGTTCCAAAGCGGAATCGGTCGAATAGGCGGCGGGGATTTGTTCAGGGTAATTCATGGGATGGGATGGATTCAGAATTGCGAGACGACGAAAAACCAAAATGCGGCGAAGCCCAAGGCGGCGAAAAGCAGGGATTGAAGGAAGAGAGAGAGAAGTTTTCGTTTCATGGATTCAACGGGATTCAAGGTTGAAAGGAGAATTGCCAAGGAAACGGTATTTGGCTTGCTCAATCGTTTCTTCCTTGGAATACGGGCCGAATTGCCAGTCAACGTTGACGACACAAGTCTTCGCCAAGTCTTCGAATGGCGTGACGATTCGGTACCGGAATTGACCGGACGTGGTGCGTTCAATCTGAAGTGTTTTCATGCGTTCGATTCAAAATCTACCGTGGGCCGCTAGGCTAGGTGAGGGCCGATTTACCGTCAACAAAATATTTTTTGGAAAGTTAAAAACGGGGCATTTTCCTAGGAAAAACGAGGAAAATTTATTTTTGGCAAGGATGGAAACGGGGCACGGAAACGAGGGTTAGACACAAAATGTCCGATGGGGTAGGACAGGGGATGTCTGACCCGTCACAAGCCGGAGATTGAAAGCCGCAACCAAAGCCGCTATGCGTCATGCATGGCGAAGCCAAGCGAAGTCTGGGATACGGTCAAGGCCCGATACTTGTCCGGCGAAGAATTGTCGGCAATTGCCGACGATTTGAAGCTATGCGTTGAAACGGTGCAGACAAAGGCAAGCCGGACCGGATTGACGAAGCTGAGGAAGCAAATGCAAACCGTTTGCAAAGAGAATAAATCTCTTAAAACGGAAAACTCAATCGAGGCGCTTTCAATTCTTGTCCGAAACAAGCTAGCGGCTGACGCTGCCTCTACGCTTGAAAGGATTGAAGGTTATTCACTGGACGGGATAAAGGATGAATCGATCCGCGAGACTATCCTTGCAAGCGTTGCAAAGAGAAGCGCGTTGACCTTTGGATGGAGTGAAACGGGAGAAGCGCCTAGCGTATCGGTTAACATTCTGGGTGCATTGCCGGATCGGACTGAGGTTCAGGTGACGCCCGATTCGAAGTGAATATAACACATACTGTGCATTATTAGGCGTCTAATGGTGAACATTAGGAAAACTTATGTAACGGGATAAAAAGGATTGTTTTTCCTAGGGAATAGAGTGACGCTGGACCGACCGGGACAGCCCCCTTTGGGGGTGGGCTTCGTTTACGATACCCCCCTCAAAAATTTTCCACCATTTTGATGCTGCCAAACAAAATCAAAATTGGTCAAACAGTTTCTTTAAACACCGCTGAGAAGAAGCTGGCCTACTTTGTTGCTCGGAATCGGAATGCTCGGAATCGGTGTTTGAACGTGGTGAATTTGAAGGTGAGTCCGCGTGATGGTGTGACGATTGATTTGGAGGGTGTGGCTGGTGAGTTGGCGTTTTGCAAGATGTTCAATTTGTATCCTGATTTGGATACTGACCGGATGCCGCCGTACCCGGAGTTTGATGCGAGGTTGAGTGATGGTTGGACTGTGGATGTGAAGACGACTCGGTATGGTGATGGGAAGTTGTTGGTGGATGTGCGTAAGGGTCGGAAGGTGGATGGTGTGGATTTCTATTGTTTGATGACTGGTGAGTTTCCGGGTCCGTACACATTCAGGGGGTTCATGGCGAAGTCTCTTTTGGTGAGGCCGGAGAAGAGGGGTGTTGTGAGGGGGCATGAGGCGTACATGGCGGAGCAGAGTGAATTGGCGGAAGATCCGTTTTTATTCTGAATTGACATTGTTGGCCTACTTGTGCGTCCCTCCGATCCATCGACCTTAAACGATGCGATAGTTTGGTCAGCTAGAGCAAATCCGTCTAAGCGGAGGTGACGACCGCGAATTGGGTGGGTGGGCTAATTATCCGTCGTGTGATGGAGGAGATGGCCTACCATAACGCAGATAATGTTGGTTTAGCATATTTCATCTTATGGCTTGTCCTAATGTGTTCAATGCGTTTGCGGTGGCGACGGAGTCGCTGGCGCAGGACGTTTACAAGCGGGCTTCGTACCGCTCGATGTGGCTCAACTTGATTGAGCGTGGTGAGTATCCGCAGGGTACTGGTTTGACGCAGACCTCGTTTACGACGACCTCGATTGAGCCGACTGCGGCTGAGGAGTGGTCGGCCATTACGTTGGCCAGTGGTAATCCCGGCGACAATGGTGGTGCTTGCGATGTCACCTACAATGATGTGCCTGTTGGGTACAATGCGGTGACTTGGGGGCCGGAGCGGTTTGCCCTGAAGGGTCCGCTTCTGTGTAAGGATGATCTGACTTTCGATCATCGTGTTGAGGCGTTCCTGCGGGTGTATCTGGAGAAGCTCTCGATTCGCGCGCAGCGGAGCTGGGAGACTCGTTACCAGAACATGTTTGCCAAGTACGCCATCAAGGCGGTGGCCGACTCGTCCTTCACGCAGGTGGAGACGATTCCTGCTGGCATCAATGAGTTGCCTTGGATTCAGACCGGCTCTGTTGGTCAGGCGTTGAATCAGGCCACCTCCGAGCTGACGCAGGAGATGCTTGATGTGGCGGCGGCGACGCTGATCCGCAATGGCGCGACGAATCCTGATAGTTCCGGGTTCATCAGCTTTTCGAGCGATGGTCCTGTGTTCCCGCTGTACATTGGTCTGGAGGCGAGCCAGCGGATTGCCCAGAACAATGCTGCGCTGCGTGAGGATCTGCGTTTCGCAGACATGGGGTCCGGTCCGGGTGCCGAGCTGCTCAAGCGGATTGGCGCGAATCGGGTCATCAAGAACTTCCGCCATATCCCGAACCTGTTCCCGCCGCGCTTCACCTATGCTGGTGGCAAGTACACGCTGGTTCAGCCGTTCACCAGCAGCTCTGGTACGAAGGGTACTGTGTTCAGCGTGAACCCGAGCTGGGTTAGCGCGCAGTACGAGGCGGCGTTTGTTCCGACCCCGTATGTCATCAAGAGCCACATTGTTCGTCCGGTGAACCGTGTTGGTGACTTGAGCTGGACTCCGACCAACTACATGGGCGAGTGGCAGTGGGTGACTGGTGCCTACAAGCTCAATGTGGATTGCACTGATCCGCTTGAGAAGAAGGGCCAGCACTACGCTGAGTTCGTGCATGCGGTGGAGCCGATCTTCACGAATCAGGGCATGACGATCATCTTCCGTCGTTGCACTGGCGCGCTGACTCAGATCATTTGTTCCTGATAGGAACAAACTACTAGCTTCGCAGATCATCTGCTAAGCATCGAAAGAATCCGCAGGTCGAAAGGCTTGCGGATTTTTTGTTTGTGGTCAGTCTCGCTGCGGGTTGCATCTTGCTGGGTGCAAAATGCTGTTTGGAGCAAGTCGCAAAAACTGCGGCGTCCCCCGTTGGCTCGAAAGGCTGGCGGGGGATTTTTATTGACTCTTTTGTCGTCTGCCGAATGCTTCCGTCATGCCGAGATTTACTCTCCCCGAAGGTGTTGAAATCCCCGAGAATCTGAAGGAAGGCGAGGCTTTCCAGACGATGGCCACGATTGTTCTTGGCAAGGGTGGCAAGGCTGAGGTCATCGAGATTGATGGTGTTGCCATTCCGGGTTACGAGAAGCAGTCGAAGGGCAAGAAGATGGCCGGTGGCGAGTACGAGGAGGAGGGCGGGGAGGAGGAGATGGAGGAGGGCGGGGAGGGCGGCGGCGGTCCTGTGGGTTTCATCGCTGAGGTGATGAGGCGCGGGGCCGGTCCGATGCGCGGCTGATAATCATCCGGCGAAAGGTTAATTCACATGGCGATAATCACATGCGACGAGGCGGAGACGCTCATCAATGAGGCGGCTTCATTGGGGTGTCGTTCGCCGTGGGAGGTTGAGCTTGCGAAGCTCGCGCTGGAGAATCGGATTGCGACGTATCTGGCTGGCGGCGGCGCGACGCGCGGTGCGTATCGCACGGTGACGACGAGCGGCAATGTGCAGAGCGGTGATTATCTGATTATTGCCGATGCGACGGGTGGAGCGATTACGATGACGTTGCCACCGGCTGCGTTGGTTCCGGGTCGGATCTATGTTTTCAAGCGAATCAACAGCGGTGCGAATGCTGTGATTGTTGATGGCTATGCGGCTGAGACGATTGATGGTGCGGCGACGCATACGCTGACTCCGCAATGGAATAGCGTGACGATCATGTCCAACGGAGTTGCTTGGTTCATCTTGGCCGACCATTGATGCGATATGGCTAATATCTCCTGCGAACAGGCGGCGGCGTTGATAGCGGAGGCTTACGGGGCTTCGTGCAAGAGCAACCGCGAGAAGAATCTGCTGGAGATTGGCCTACTCTGGGAGGCGTCCACGCTTGGCGGGAGTGCTGACATTACGGCGGACAATACCGTGATAAGCGCGGATACGACGATCATCACGGCGGACATGACGGAATTTTTCTGACCTAAACCCTTACACAGATTATGGCACAGCAAACGATCAATGTTGGTGCGGCTCCGAATGACGGGACTGGAACGCCGTTGCGTACGGCTTTTCAGTACACGAACAGCAACTTCACCGAGCTGTACACGGCTTTGGGAGGTGGCAGTGGATTGCCGGGGGCTTCGACTCAGGTCATCTTCAATGATGGCGGAACAAATCTGGCTGGTAGTGCTGGTCTTGTTTTCAATAAAACCACCAGCGTTCTTGGGGTTGGAACTGTTAACGCTGGTGCCGCCATCGTGTCTGGTGATTTGACGGTGGATACGAACACCCTGAAGGTGGACAGCGCGAACAATCGGGTGGGTATTCAAGTAGCAAGCCCATCAGACACGCTTGACATCGGAGCAAACGATGGAACCGCAAAGAGCATTGCGTTGCGATACTCAACGCT